CTTCAAGTTGTTCCTCGATCTGGCCTTGCCGATCCTTGATGGTCGTGAGTTCTCGCTGCATGGCGGATCGCCGTGCTTCGAGATCGGACCATTCTTTGAGGTCGGCTTCTTTGATGGCCATGGTGGTTGGTTAGACTGCGGCTCGGTTCAGGTCGACATCAACCGTCAATGCTCCGTCGGCCTTTGCGGCAGCGGTGCGACCGAGCAGGATGTTGCCTGCATCAGCAGCTCCCGACGCCTTTGCGGTGACGAGCTGCGTCGCAGTGGCGATCTGGACTCGGGCTCCAGCAGTCAGCACGGTCGCCGATGCAGCGTCGCAAGTCACGATTCCAACGACGCGAGCGTTTCCAACCTTGCCGGACTTTACGCCAGCGAGGCCTTCGACGATCCCGGCCAGGCCGTCAGCGGTCTGGACGATGGCTCCGTTGGCAGTGTCAGCACTGGCGGTGAATCGGCGGAAGTCGGTTTCTTGCTTGAAAGTTGCCATGGTTTCTTTTGTGTGAAGAGGGGAGTGTGGTTACTCAGGACTTAGCTCTGGGAGCGACTTGCTCGTCGAGCAGGTTTGGTCGGCTTGGGTGGCGATTCGACCACGACAGGCTGCTCGGCTGGTTGCTCCGATGGCTGCTCGTCTTGCGGTTCGTCCGATTCGTCGGCTTCGTCTTGGTCTGGATCTTCACTAGGAGGATCAGACTCGCCAGGCTCTTGGGATGCCTTGGAAGGCTTGGACGCCTTGGATTCTTTGGACGGTTGGACCTCTACGCCCCAGCCTCGCTGGATGATCGACTCGGCACTGATGGCCGTGCCGTTGGTTTCGATCTCGCCTTCGAGAGTCTTGCCGTCAAAAACTACAGGCTGAAAAAGTCGAATAAGCATGGGATTGGTCGAGAGTTTAAGGGGGAGGGGGAACAACGGCAGAGCCGAAACTCTGCCGAAAGGAATCGAGACTTGCCCATGGTCGGGCCACTAAGACTAGGCCTGGAAGCGTTGCATTGCTCGGAAGTCGAGCGCGTTGGCTCCGATGTAATGCTTGACGTCGATGACTACGCCAAACTCACCACCGACGAGAGTATCGGCGCGAACCACAGGAACTCGGCCAGCACCTTGGAGGTAGTTGACCTCGATGGTACGTCCATACTTGGAAACACCGTAGTACATGGTGTCAGAACCGGCGATCGCTTGTTCGGTGACTGGGTGAACCAGTCCATTCGAGAACCGAGCGTCGGTCACAGGGGTGATGCCATGCCTCTTGATCGGGTTGATGTCACCGGACCCGCTGTCGTTCGACAGGTTGGCCGAGTAGCAGAGCTGCACCGCCAAGTCCATCAAATCAGGTGGCACAATCAGGTGCGTCAATTTGAGGTTGAGCGTCGCGTCGCCGTCTTTGACTTTGAGCAAACGTGCGACCATTTCACTCAGGGTTGCACGAGCCAAGGCCTTACCCGTCGCACTGTTGCCGTCGGTCGTGTTGAACAAAGCGCGAGCGGTTTGCGTCAAGGTCGGATTGCTCATCAGCAAGGCGGCGACGAGGTCAGGACGCAGACGCCCGGCGGCTTGACCGAAGTCTTGCGGAGTGTCTTTGAGCTTGGAGAAGTTGTCGCCAAGCATGTCGGCCTCGTCGATCTTCAATTGCTCAGAAAATCGTCCAACCTGGGCTTTTTCAGTGAGAACGCGGCGAGTGCCATGCTGAGCCTTTCCGCCGGGTGGGTGGTGCTTCAAATTCCCAGCGGCCTGCATTCGATTGTTGTTGTGCTCTTCCAAGTCAGGACGCTCGTTTTCGCTGCAAATTCCCTGCGAGAAGTCTTCAACTTCGGCGTAGGATTCCAGCATTTTCGCACCGAGGGTTGCACCGAACAAAGCAGCGACAGTGCCCGAGGAAAAAGACGCTTGAAGCATCTCGACGCGGTTAGATGGAACATCGATTCCGCGAGCTTGAAGACCTAGACTACAGGTCTCCATGAGGGTCAAGTCACGGTACTGGTGGGCAGCTTCCATTGTTTGTTGACGAACGGAGTCGTTAATGCCAGCCTGGAGGAATCCTGGGAGCTTGGCTTTGACGTCGCGATTTTCGAGCGTTGCTGAATCGAGCTTCATTTCAGCTCGCAACATGATGCCACCTTGGAGTGCTCCGAGGTCGATCGAGCTGCGGCTAGCTCGAGAGTGGATCGCGGGGCCTCGTGGGCGAGAGTCGCGAGTGGCTTCCAGGTCCTGATGGCGGCGAGCGAGCAGCTCGGTCTGATCGTCGGTGAGGCCGTTCTCGATTGCGTGTGCAGCCAGGTCGACGTTCTTTCCACCGACCATGACGGTCGGATTGCCGAACTTGGCACACAGCGAGGTGACATCGCCGACTCGCTTGGTCTCAGCAGCCATCTGCGATCGGTAGGCGGTTAGATCCAAGGTGCTACCAGCGGTCAGATCGGGCGAAGCAGAAGAAGCAGCAGCGGTCGCAGGCTTGGCCATGTGTGGCTCCATTGGTTTGTTGGGGTCGGCGGCAGAAGCGTCAGGAGGTTGCGAACCCGCACCAGCGTCCGTGCTGGCAGGGTCCGCAGAGGATTCGAGGCTCTCGGCGTAGGAGACTTTCAGAGCGTTGACGGCCTCGGGAGTAAGAGTCGCAGGATCGAGTCCGAGGGTCTTGCAGTAGTCGTCGAAAGTTGGCATGTTTGATGTGGCCGAAGCGGCAATAGAGACAGAGGATTCTGGGTCGCCCGGAATAGTTACCAGGGAGACCTCTTTAAGCTGCGATCGCTTGACGACGAGCACCGGTCCCTCGAAAGTGCGTCCGTTGCACTGGAGGGTCTGACCCTGCGGAATCGTGGAGTAAGTGAGGATCTTCACGCCGACCGATGGTCGCCAAGGAAATCCGTTTCTCGCTCCCGATACAATCTCTTGCTGATCCACCGAGGGGACCGAGAACACTCCAGTGACAGAGAGCTTGGTCCCATCGTTGGCCACAGCAGTCAGATGGCCGACAGGCCTGGATTCGTCGTGGTCTCGATGCACTGGTCCGACCGGTGCGTCGAGGCCTGCTAGGTCAATCACCACCGGACCGTTCCACTGGATCGCAAGCTTGGGATGCATTACACCTCCGGTATAGGCGATCCCACTAAAACTGGGCAGCGCGTCGGGGGTGTTCGGATCTGCGGCTTGCAATGCGATGGAGTCGCCACTGGTACGCAGTTCCAAGTTGCTCTTGGACGATGCGACAATGACGTTGGCGTGTTGTCGCTTGCGTTTTGTGGTTGCCCGGATCGATTTGCTCATGGGGACGAGACTACCACTCGACCCCAAAAAACCGGCCAACAAGAGTTACAAATCAGCCTTCGCCCAGTCCGAGTCCGGAATGATCGCATAAGACGTCATCGCGACTTTCTCGGAGTTGCCGATCCACTTCGACGCGGTCGCCAGTCCGAAGGCGGTGATCAGTTCGGTTTCCCGCGTGGCTCGCATTGAATGCCACGGAACATCCCAAGGTTCAATGCCAGCCTTGCGAACCACATCCTTGAATCGATTGGTGATTCCAGAGTGCGAGAGGCTTGCGATCGTCGGCAGCAGCTCGACGCCTGGTTCTGGCAACTGGGCAGCGATTTCACGGAATAGCGGAATCTCTCGAACCACCCCTCGCTTTTTGTCGGTGATCTTGATTCGCTTGGAGGCTCGGTCGATCGAGGACTCTGCAAAGTCGCGAATCTCGCTCGAAATTCGCAGGCCTCCGAATCGAGACAGCACAATCACTAGCCGCAGCTCGGGATCGTCGCAGGCCTGGAGGACTCGCTCGATGGTCTCCACCGAAACGAATCGCTTCTCGCGCACAGAGACCGTGGTCTTGAGTCGCTTGGCCGGATTGGCAACGATCCACCGATTGTCCTCGCACCAGTGGAAGAAGGCTTTCCAGTCCTTGGCGATCTTGCCCCGGGTGGAAGCACCTTGCTCGAGCGCATCATAGACGGTGGCGATTTCCTCAGGCGAAACTCCATCGATGCGACGATCACCGCAGGCATCGGACAGCCAGGCCAAAGAGTTAGCGACCGATTCGGCGGTCGATGTTGCGAGTAGGTCTCGCTTGGCGTTGAGATACTCGTCGATCGCGGTGCGGACAGTGCGGATGGATCCGGTGATGCAAGTGAGCTTCGATTTGATTTCCGGATCGAGCCGATCGAGCCAAAGGGCTGTTTGCCTTGGGATTGGTAGATCTGCGGTCTGGGCGGCGATGATCTCGTCGACATGTCGCTGGATGGCGATCGCTTCGGGCTCGGTGATGCGTCCGAGCCAGATGGAGCGACGTCCGGCAGCGGTGTAGACTCGGAGGCGATAGCCTTGGCGAGTCTTGGCCTCGTGCGTCAGCGAGCTCACGCTGGTTGCTCTTCGTACTCGGACAACAAATTGTTAATGGTGCGTTCTTTCATGCCGAGCGATTCGAGGAACACTCTCGCTCGCGATGTAGTCCAGACGCCCTGCTCGATCTTGTTGAGCGTGTCATCGATCGCTCGGGTGTTGCGGGTGAGCTGCAAACGGGACATGTTCGCGAATTCCCCAGTCGGAGCGGGTTGGCTGGAATCCGGCTCAGCAGCGCCCGTACCTTGGGCCGCAGCTCCGGGCGCACCAGACGCACTAGGAGCACCAGGTGCAGCGCCTGCAGGAGCGGGTGGCAGGTCAGGATTTACCCAGCCTTCCTCGACGAGCTGCTGCGCGTGAGCCTCAGGGTCGATGTTTTGTTCGATCAGGTATTGTTGGCGAGTCTTGAGACCAGCTCGGATCAGTTCGATGTTCACATCGGCGATTTCCGCAGGGTTGACGTCTCGTTGTGGTGGCCATCGCCAAACCTTGGGAATCTCATCGGTCGGTTCGAGTGCCGGGAGATAACCGTCCATCAGGAGGGCTTCATCGAGCCACCAACCGAAGATCCTGTCGAGGGCTTCAACCTCCCACTGAGAACGCTCGATTGCGTTGGACTCGTGGTAAGTCTGATGGTCCAGGCGTCCCGAGGAATAGTTGTACCCGGACGAATCCGCGAGGACCTTGTTCTTTGGCATGTGGACCGATCGAGCAATCTCGCCGAGTACTGCGTTGCGAAACTCGGTGTAAGTTGTCACCGGTTGCTTCGGATCGAACTGGACCATCTCCCAGCCTTTGGGCAGGCTTGTCATCAGTCCTCGATCGATCTGCACGAAGTCAAACGGGTCGATGTCGTCAATCCCGTCGGACGCAGAATCGAAGGCATTGGACTGGGTCTTGAGAATCGCTGAGAAGTCCGCAGCATTCTCGGCAGCGGTGATCACCGCCAGGGTGTATCTCCGAAGCATTGCGAACAGCGGCAAGGCAGGAGTCAGCTCGGGGATTCCTCGCATCTGGCCAGGTCGCTCGGCGCGGAAAAGGTGGATAATGTCGTCTGGGTCGACATCCTCCTTTTGGAATGCATCCAGCGGCCAGCGGTCCCCAGGGTGTCCTTTGAGGATGTGGTAGACCGTTGGATTTCCGAAGTCGTCGAATTCGATTCCGTCGATCTTGTTGGGCAGGCCGTCGGCATAGTACGGGGTCGCGAGTTGATCACACTCGATGACTCGCAGATCGAGCTTGACATCGTTCTTGGATCGCGGGTTGTTGCCCTTGAGGATGATCGTCTCGCCGTCGATCACCTTGCTCATTCGAGCGGTTCGAAGCTTGCTCGCAAGCCGGACATCCTTGCACCACTTCCGCCACTTTTGCTCGATCATCCGAGACGCAGACGAATCGGGCAGCATCACCTGGAGACTCGGGCCGGTGGAGATCGTGTCGTTGGCCAGGGTCAGAACGATACCCTTGGCAAACGAGTTGTTCTCGAGGCATTCGTACCGGGATCGCTCGCGCAGTGTTTTTCTGACCGATACCGAGTTGGCAGCGGCAGCGGACAGATTGTCGGCGTATCGCCAGTGCTTCTGGTTCTCGGCGGTGTTGGCCGCAGCGTCGTACGAGGCCGACAGCGAGTCCATTCGCTTGGCTCGATCCTGGATCCGTCTCGCGGCAGCTAGGGCCTTGGTGTCGATCGGCTTTCCGTATTGATCGAGCAGCATCATAAGACTAGCTCTTTTGCTGAGGATGCATGAAAAGGAAGAAAACCACGGCCCCACCGAGGATGAGAGTGGCCATCGAATTGAAGATCAGGCCAGCTAGCAGGAGGAACCAGCCAGCCCCAAAAAACAGATGGCGCGATGAGGCCGTGGTGAGAGCTCGCAGGATCGATGTTATCAGTACGGTGACCCAACCAGGCATCATTGACCCCTTGCCGATCCAGGGATCATCTTCGCAAACAGGACACCGCGTCGTGGCTTTGAGGCGTTCTGGTTGTTGGCCAGTTCCTCACGAGCCTCGCGCATGTCGGCCATCGACCGATTGGTCACGGTCACACCGTCAGCCGAGACGCTCTGTGGAGCGGCGGCAGCGTCGGCGATCTGCTGATCAGTGATTGCTGGGGTTGTCATTTGGTTTTCTTGCTGGAGGGCTGGAGGGATGCGAGTCGATCGAGAGCTGCGGCGCGGCGGCGGTCGGCTTCGTCTTGTCGGATCACCGAGACGATCTCGGCGATCTCAGCCTCTAGCACCGCATCGCGATCGGTCGAGACCGCGCCAGAGGGGGCCAGTGCGGTGAAGATCGAAGACTGCGAGACGGCTCCCTTTGGTGGTCGCTTGGGGGTCCACCAAATTGCAGCCAGGAGCAGAAAGACAAGCACGATGAGCAGAAAGAACAGGGTCATGAGCGGAGTACCTTGA